TGGCGCGACATTCAACTATTTAAAATAATTAACGGAATCAATGTATCAGGCATTGAAAATGTGAGAATGATACAGCAGGGACTGATTGATGGAAAACTAAAAACATCGTATTTTTTCCTTACTCGCATCTGGGGTGACATAACAAAACCACCACACATAATTAAAACAATAATTGTAATTCTGGCCAGTATTTTTTACATTCTCCTCGCATGTTATATACACAACAAACAATCCGCTATAGTAAGAGATGCCATAGGCATACCATATAAAAATATGATGTACTATGTTTATAGTGACAAAGTTCTTTTATCCTTCAACAATAAAACAGTTGAATTCAATAAAACTTATAGCCTTGCCGATTGCAAGAGGCTACGAAACGTATTTATAAAAGACACACTTCCTGAGATCGCCTGCAATAAGCTCTTACAGCTAAACGAGGAGGACTCCGAATGGTTAAGTCAGGAGATTAAAGATAATAACAGCCAAAAAAAAGCATTATTAATAATATCCCTCATCTATTTCATTTCAGGTCTGGTTATATTCCTGTCATATACAAAATTCCTTTACGCCAATAAGAAGGTTGTAGAATACAAAGCATCAAATAAAAATCACTCATAAACCTCTAAACATTGAGCGACCAGCATGGCCGCTCAATGTTTAATTGCGCATCAGCCTCTGCCTGGATAAAACTAACGCTCAAGGTGAGCCAGGATAATCTCTTCAATCATCTGCACATCCTCACCGGTAAAGCCGAGCAGAGGACGCGCCGGATAATCAATTTTCTTACCGTTTTTCCGGGTTTCTTCCGACAGACCGAACTGATGCACACTGGCGATTTTCGGCGACTTCCCGCCGTAAAATTCCATTGATGCCTGTTCCGGGCTGGCGCGGATATGCAAAAAACGACTGGTGATAAGTTTCGCAAACATTTTTCGCTTAACACGACCGGTCTTTTTTCTGGCGCTCTGCTGCTGGCGTGGCGCGTAGGGTGTGCCGTCCGGGGCTTTCTGTGCCATCACCCGACGCTGCTGACTCTGACGCAGACGTTTCGCCAGTTCGGCGCTCAGTCGCCGACGCCCTGACGGTGACAGCGATTCAATCAGTCCGGTCAGCCGGTCTTCAAAACGCTTAAACTCATTCATCCCACTTGCTCACCAGTTCGCCATTGATATAAAGCTCCATCGGGCGGGTGGCCGGCTCCGGCGGCGTGGGTTCCGGGATATTCTTCACATGCAGCGCGCCGTCCACCTCACTGACCAGCGTGCGCTCGGTCAGCATCAGGCTGATGCTGATATCAAAGCTGCTGTCATTGTTGATGTCTGCATAAAACGTGAAGCCCTTTTTCTGACCTTCGTCAGTGGTCATGATGTCGGGCTGATTTTCCCGCAGCCACGCCAGCACCGGCACGATGAGCAGGTCAAAATCACCGGTAAAGTCGGTCACAATGACATTGAGCGTGTAACGCTTTTCGAATGACAGCGACGTCGCCAGTGTGGAGGCAATACTCCCGTTATCCACGAATATCCGCAGCATATCGGGGTTAGTTTTCAGCACCGTGACGGCATCAGTCAGCGCCCTGCGCAGGCTGTCGGGTTTGAGCATCGTTTTCGTCCTGACAGTGTTTAATCATTTTTACCTGGCTGGCACAGCGCGCCAGCGCGTTCTCAAGCTGCCGGATATCGGCACTTAAATCACCGTTCGTCTCCGGGTCGCTGCCCGGCATCGGGCAAAGGCTCACTTTGGGGCAGGCGTTGGGGACAATCACTGGCGTCGGTGCAGGCCGGACGCTGGTGCAACCGGCGCACAGCATCAGGCAGGTCAGCACCGTACCAGCGGCGGAAATCTTCGTTTTCATTGAGTAATCTCGTGATGGTTTTCTCGCGCTGAGCTTCACGCTTCGCGGCGTTCTCCAGTTCCTGACGCAGTGCCACCTGCGCCAGCTCGTTTTTGTCTGCCCTGGTGAGGGCAACATGAAGCTGATTTTTCAGCATGGTGATGGTCGCCTGCTGTTCACTGGCGACGTTGTTCGCCCTGTCCAGTGAGGCGCGCAGTCTGGCGTTTTCATGCTTCGCCAGAAACAGCCCCGCCACCGCCAGCGTTAACAACACGACCAGTGCAATCATCAGCTTTGACATAGTTCCCACCCCTCAAGACGCTGACGGCAGGCCGTGCGTATCAGCCGGAAAAACAGCGACGCCACGAGATAAATCAGCGCAGTAAAAATCCACCCGGCGGCAACCAGCGAGATAAACGTCGCCACCATCACTACCAGAGCCGCCGCCCGTCTGCACCACGGCACCGGCTGCAAAAACAGCGACGTGACAATCTTCACGGCCAGCGATTCCGGCGGCAGCTCCCGCCCGTAGCGTTCCAGTACATACTCAGTGGCATACACGCCGACACCACCGGCAACCACACAGATAGCCGTCGCCAGAATCGCCCAGGCAGCGACAAAATTGACGGCCCCGCTCTGCGGGTAAATCAGGGACAGTGCCAGCATCAGCGCCAGCGACACGTTCAGCATCAGTGAAAGGGATAATTTCTTCATGGTGTTTACTCCGTTTAAGCCGGTACGCCGCCAGCGGTACGCCAGACGGTGACCAGTTTTTCCAGTGAATGCTCACGCTGACCGTAACCGGCACCCGGCAGGGACGCCCAGATATTGCGACAGCGTGAAATGGCGCGCTCAATGCGTCCCGCCCGGATGTCATCCAGTGCACCGCGTTCGCGGATCAACTGAATGGCAAGTCTGTCCTGTGACAGCGGACTGAAATCCGGCAGGGCAAGCTGTTTGCGGTAATGCGGCCAGAACAGGTAAAGCTGCTGATAGCGACCGGAGGCCGTGGATTTTTCACCGCGACGGTTAAACACCTTCGCCGGTCGGCCATGCGCGAACGGGTGGTCACTGTAGTCGGTGAAAATTTCCGGCTTCCCGTCCAGTCCGGTGACTATCACGTCATAGCCACGGTTTTTCGTCAGCGGATGATTCGCCGTCCCTTCGGATACCGCCAGCATGTCGAGAAAGGCGGCGATATTCTGATGCGTGTTAATTACCGGCATTACGGTTTCCCCCTGCCCTTAAAGCGGCGCTGAATGGCAATCTCAATCACCTGATAACCGGCGATACCCAGCATGGAGCCGATGCCGCACACCGCAGGCAGTGACAGGTCAGGAAACTGCACCAGAACAACACCGGCAACCATCGAGACAAAACCACCGAGCAACATGCGCCCGATAAACAGACGCGGGGTGATGGGTTCACCACCGGCAAGCACCTTGCCGACAACAATCAGCACCCCAATCATGAAAAGCGACAGGACGCTTTTTTCTTCTGCTGTCATGCGTTACTCCCACAGATTGACAGTTTCAGCCACGGGCGCGGTCTGAACGTCGGGCAGTTCGACGGCGGTGCCGTGTGGCAGCACCGCACCCAGTTCAGCCAGTCCCGGATTTGCGGCGAGCACGGTCTCAACCACGCCCTCAGTGCGCCCGTAATACCGGACACAAATGGCGTCGAGCGTGTCGCCCTGTAGCGCAAAGGTCTTCATCAGATTTGACTCACGATGCAGCGCGGTTTGTCCTGGATGCGCGCCACCGCCCAGCGCATATCCCGCCACAGCTCATCAATGGTGCTGTCAATGCTGTCGGCCTTCTTGTCGCCTTTCGCACTGGCATCCACGCCGCGATAACGCTCATAAAGCGACGCGGTCGCCATCGCACACACGGCGCGCTCGTAGTAAAAAACTTTGATGCTTTCACCGTCGATGTCGTCCGCCGGGACGTCCGCCAGACGCGTAAAACCGGCAGCAATTTTCTGTTCGCGGTACTCGTACAGCTCCGCATTCGTCTCTGCCATGCCTGACTTGATGGCCTCACGCAGACGGGCAGGGGCGACGGTCTGCTCAAGGCGCATACGTTCCCGGACGCGCTTCGGGTCGATATCGGGAAAAAAGAACGTGTTTTTAATCACCGGCTCGTCGCCTGCCGGTTGCGGGATAACCACCGTACCCTCACCGGACACGGGAGCCTCCTTTCGCGGAATAATCAGCGTCATCATGACTACCTCTGAAAAGTCGGGCGGTGGACGCCGGTGCAGTGTCAGGTGATTCACCGTCACTGACCGGCGTGCCGCCCTGGCGCGGGGCGCATTCGGTTGTTAACTGGCTTTCTTTTTCGGGCGTCCACGTTTTGCCGGTGTCACGCTCCGGGTCTTACGCGGAGTGCGGGTGGCCGCTTTGGGCTGCGGCTCCGGCTTCGGTTTCAGCTCCCGCTCCAGTCGTTCAATCTCTTTTTTGACGCCTGCCTGACAGTCGAGCTGTGTCGCACGTTGCAGGTGCGCCAGCGCACCGGCGGCATCACCACCGTCACGCAGAAACAGACCGGTGATTTTGTGCAGCTTTGCGCGCACTTCATCAGGCATGTCAGCCGTGGCGGTAAGTTCAAGGGTGTCCGTCAGCAGGCGGGGATCCACAGACTCACCAGCAGCGTGGGCGCGCATGGCCGCGAGCGCCACCTCCTCGGTGAACATGTACGGCGGGGTGCGGCGGTGTTTACCCGGCATGGTCAGACCGTACTTCATGGCATAACGGGCAATCTCCAGCGCACCGGCAATATCGCCGGTATCCAGACGCCACAGCATGACTGTCATCAGAATGTCATCCTGTGCGCCTTTGCCCTGCTCCAGCACGCCGTTCACCCACGGCAACCAGAACGGCAGCAGTTCGCGTTTTTTTGCGGCCTTCAGCTCTTTTGAATAAATCGCTTTCAGTGTGCGCTGGTCTGCGGCCAGCTTGACCAGCATCTGCTCATAGACAGTTGCATGTCGCAGCGGGGCGGCTTCCCGCTGCGCGGTCATCGCTGCCGAGACCCGCATCATGTGGCGCTGTGCGGGACTCGTCATCGGTTACGCTCCCGGCTCTGCGGTCGCTTTAGCCGGTGTGGAAAAATCACCGACCTTAATTTTTTCCACCAGACAACCGGCGGCGTAGTCCTCCACCACGTAATCAATGTTCATTGACTCGTAGTTCTCCACGCGGTCGAGTTTCGGGTTTTCCTCAATCACGCGGCGATGGCTGTCATCCATGTAGTAGATGGACAGGTTTTCCAGCTTCGTGATGAGCATCGCATCCGCCGGGAAGTACGGGACGCGTACCGCTGGCAGGTTACCGATGCGTTTCTGGCTGATGATGACGTCAGCGGCCAGCATTTCGCTGTTGTCTTGCTCTTTGTTAACGATGGGGAAATACTTGTCCGCCAGTAGCTGACGCCCCACAATCACCACAAGGTCAGGGTCTTCCTGATACCACGGTTCAATCAGGTTGTTGGTCGCATCCATCACCAGTGCATCGAGGCTTACATAATCACCGCCCTTACCCACGCGGATGACCTCAGAGGTGGTGCGGCCTTCCTCGTCAGTGACCTTGCTCATCACGCGCGCCGGGGCTTCATTGCGGTATTTCTGCAGCCAGCCGACCGCCACATCCTGCAACATCGGATTGCTGTTGCGGTCAGAGGTTTCGGCACGCTTCACGCCGTTAAAACCGGCCATGATGAAATCAAGGGACTGGCGTTTGATAATGGCGTTACGGATACGGAGCTGGAAATCCTGATAACGCGCCCACAGGTCCAGCGTTTTGTAGCGGATATAAAAATCGAAGTTAACCTGGTCGCATTCGTACTTGTTGGACGCCAGCTTCGAGAAGTCCTTCGGCTGACGCTCGGTGCCACCGGCGGTGTCGGTGGTGCTGGCGATGGAGCCGGTGACACCAATACCAATTTTTTCCCCTTTCATTTCGCTGACCGGCACAATGTTGATGCGGGTCAGAAAGTCAGAGGACTCCTGCATGGTGTTCATCAGGGTCTGGGTGACCGACGGTTCAACGGTGAATTTTTTCGACACATCACCGGCGTCGATGCCGTTCAGTTCGGCAACACGGGACAGGTAGGCATTAAATTTAAAGCGGGTTTCCTGGCGCATAGTTTTTCCTGAAATTAAGGGTTAATCGTGAAGGTTTTCCCGGACTGACTGACGCCGGTCAGCAGTTCGTCATCAGGGCGTCACCGCCACCGCCGGTGGCTTTGCTGCGGCGCTGCTGGGTCAGACTTTCGGTGTGGTCGAGACTGTTTTTCAGGCGGGTGAATGCCTGACTGGTTTCATCCGCCCTGTTAGTCACCTCCTGCTTAAGTGCGGAAAAGGCAGTTTCCATCTCAGCGAGGCGCTGCTCAGTGGCGCTCAGTTTTTCCTGCACATGCTCAGCGACAGCGGTCACCGCTTCATGCACGTCATTCAGACGGGCGTCATCGCTGGCCTGTTTGCGGCCAAAAATGGATTTCACCTTTTCGGTCAGGGCGGTGAACACGGTTTCAGGCAGGTCTTCAAATTCCAGCTCAACGGGCGTTGCCACTGAAATCAGGTTTTCAGGGCTTAATTTGAAGCGGTTCAGAGGGTTGTGTTTTGCCGTGCGGCAGAATTCCAGGTATTCCGTGCCGAGGCTTGCCGGGTCATCGGTGACGGCCAGACCCACCAGATAACATTTGCCTGTATTGGCAAAGTTCGGCTGAATTTCCATTGAGGTATAGACCTTCTGCGCGGCCTTGTTCATCGCGATAAGGTCATCGGTCGGGGTGATTTTCGCAAACAGCGCCCATTTGCCTTTCAGCGCCGAATCATCGTCAATCTTTTCGGCCTTCAGTTCGGCCACATCGCCATAACGTTTAAAAATACCGTCAGGCAGGATGCCGCGCAGATGTTCCAGGTTAATGCGGCAACCATAGACACGCGGGTCAAAGGTTTCGGCCATTTCCTGAATATCCTGCGCACTGATGACACGCCCGTCACAGGTGTCACCCTCAACGCCGATACGAAAGAATTTTGAGACTTTTTTTGCCATTGTCAGGAGTCCTGAATAGTGATTAGAGGAGTCACATGTCGGCATCAGTTTCCCGACGATACGCATCCTCCGCCATCAGTCCCGGATGGCTTATCACTGACACAACAGCACCTTAGCGAATCGCGGGGCGCGACTCAGTAGCCTTGCCGTGTATTCATCACGGCGAGGTATTCATGACCATCACCACAGACACCACTCTTTTACACGACCCGCGTCGTCAGGCGGCGCTGCTGTACTGGCAGGGATTTTCCGTGCCGCAGATTGCCGCCATGTTGCAGATGAAACGCCCGACGGTGCAGAGCTGGAAACAGCGCGACGGCTGGGATAGCGTTGCCCCCATCAGCCGTGTCGAAATGAGTCTGGAAGCGCGGCTGACCCAGCTCATCATCAAACCGCAGAAAACCGGCGGTGACTTCAAGGAAATTGACCTGCTCGGACGCCAGATTGAACGACTGGCACGGGTCAACCGTTACAGTCAGACCGGCAACGAGGCAGACCTTAATCCGAACGTCGCTAACCGCAACAAAGGCGGGCGTCGCAAACCGAAAAAGAATTTTTTCAGTGACGAGGCCATCGAAAAGCTGGAGCAGATTTTCTTTGAGCAGTCTTTCGAATATCAGTTGCACTGGTATCGCGCCGGGCTTGAGCACCGCATCCGCGATATCCTGAAATCCCGCCAGATTGGCGCAACGTTTTATTTTTCCCGCGAGGCGCTGCTGCGCGCCCTGAAAACCGGCCATAACCAGATTTTTCTGTCGGCCAGTAAAACGCAGGCGTATGTGTTCCGCGAATACATCATCGCCTTTGCCCGTCTGGTTGACGTTGACCTGACCGGTGACCCGATTGTCCTGGGCAATAACGGCGCAAAACTGATTTTTCTCGGCACCAACTCCAACACCGCGCAGAGCCATAACGGCGACCTGTACGTCGACGAGATTTTCTGGATCCCGAATTTTCAGGTACTGCGTAAGGTGGCATCAGGTATGGCCTCACAGAGCCACCTGCGCTCGACCTATTTCTCCACCCCGTCCACGCTGGCGCACGACGCCTACCCGTTCTGGTCGGGTGAACTGTTTAACCGGGGACGCGCCAGCGCCGCCGAACGCGTGGAAATCGACGTCAGTCATAACGCCCTTGCCGGTGGGCTTCTCTGTGCAGACGGCCAGTGGCGGCAGATTGTCACCATTGAGGACGCCCTGAAAGGCGGCTGCACGCTGTTCGACATTGAGCAGCTCAAACGTGAAAACAGCGCCGACGATTTTAAAAACCTGTTCATGTGTGAATTTGTTGACGACAAGGCGTCGGTGTTCCCGTTCGAGGAGCTGCAACGCTGCATGGTCGACACGCTGGAAGAATGGGAAGACTATGCGCCGTTTGCCGCCAATCCGTTCGGCTCCCGCCCGGTCTGGATTGGTTACGACCCGTCACACCGTGGCGACAGCGCCGGATGCGTGGTACTGGCACCGCCGGTGGTGGCCGGTGGCAAATTCAGAATACTTGAGCGTCACCAGTGGAAAGGCATGGACTTTGCCACTCAGGCGGAATCCATCCGCAAACTCACCGAAAAATACAACGTCGAATACATCGGTATTGATGCCACCGGCCTCGGTGTCGGCGTGTTCCAGCTCGTGCGCTCGTTCTATCCCGCCGCGCGCGATATCCGCTACACGCCGGAAATGAAAACCGCAATGGTGCTCAAGGCAAAAGACGTTATCCGCCGTGGCTGTCTGGAATATGACGTCAGCGCCACCGACATCACCAGCTCGTTTATGGCTATCCGCAAGACCATGACCAGCAGCGGACGCAGCGCCACTTATGAGGCCAGCCGCAGCGAGGAAGCCAGCCACGCCGACCTCGCCTGGGCGACCATGCACGCCCTGTTAAATGAGCCACTCACCGCCGGTATCAGCACCCCGCTGACATCCACCATTCTGGAGTTTTACTGATGAGCAAGAAAAAAGGGAAAACACTGCAACCTGCGGCAAAAAAAATGACCGCCAGCGCCCCGAAAATGGAGGCATTCACCTTTGGCGAACCGGTGCCGGTACTCGACCGCCGTGACATTCTGGATTACGTCGAATGCATCAGTAACGGCAGATGGTATGAGCCGCCGGTCAGCTTTACCGGTCTGGCAAAAAGTCTGCGTGCTGCCGTGCATCACAGCTCACCGATTTACGTCAAACGTAATATTCTGGCTTCAACGTTTATCCCGCACCCGTGGTTTTCCCAGCAGGATTTCAGCCGCTTTGTGCTGGATTTTCTGGTGTTCGGTAATGCGTTTCTGGAAAAGCGCTACAGCACCACCGGTAAGGTCATCAGACTGGAAACCTCACCGGCGAAATATACCCGTCGTGGCGTGGAAGAGGATGTTTACTGGTGGGTGCCGTCCTTCAACGAGCCGACAGCCTTCGCGCCCGGCTCCGTGTTTCACCTGCTGGAGCCGGATATTAATCAGGAGCTGTACGGCCTGCCGGAATATCTCAGCGCCCTTAACTCTGCCTGGCTGAATGAGTCAGCCACGCTGTTCCGCCGCAAGTATTACGAAAACGGCGCACATGCCGGATACATCATGTACGTCACCGATGCCGTGCAGGATCGCAACGATATCGAAATGCTTCGCGAAAACATGGTGAAGTCGAAAGGCCGCAACAATTTTAAAAATCTGTTTCTCTATGCCCCACAGGGGAAAGCCGACGGCATTAAAATTATCCCCCTCAGTGAAGTGGCGACGAAGGACGATTTTTTTAATATCAAAAAAGCCAGCGCCGCTGACCTGCTGGACGCGCACCGCATCCCCTTTCAGTTGATGGGCGGCAAGCCGGAGAACGTCGGGTCACTGGGCGATATTGAGAAAGTGGCAAAGGTCTTTGTCCGCAATGAGCTTATCCCGTTACAGGACAGGATCCGCGAGATAAACGGCTGGCTCGGTCAGGAGGTCATCCGCTTTAAAAACTACTCACTGGACACTGACAACGGCTGAACATCGCCGCCTGCGGGCGGCTTTTTTACACCCCCGTCATCACGCCCTCACACGCTCACCACAGCCCGCAGGCAAACCAACGCCCCGGCGCACAATCTAAACGCTATCACGACACGCTCAGACGCTGAAAAAATAAAATCAGCACCACCGCCAGCGCGCAGTGCTTTCCCCGCCTCGCCCGCCCGCTTCGTGGGGCAGTTTTAATGCATATGAATGTAAATTTAGAAACCATACCAAGCCTAGATATAGGCTTGGTATTTATTCAGGAATTGTGAATGCAAAATAATGCAAGAATATGCATTATTTACTACTTAGCCTTGATAACTGGATGAGCCCGGTCATGGCCCCCTCCCAAGAACTTTGAAAAAATCACCTTATCATTACTCACTGGTTTACTACCATACACACTATCGTAATGAAAAAATACTTGTGGTTGGTTTGGTATACGAATGAAACCATAAGCTAGTCTAGTATCACCTATTACTCCTTCTTCTCTATTACAAACCGGATAGCATAATTGACCACATAATGACACGAGCTCATCTGCAGTGGGGCGTTTAGAAGGGTCTAGATTTAAACATTTTTCAATTATATCTATAATTTCATTTGCCAGCGGAGCAAACTGCTTATTTGACTTAATAAAATCAGGATATTGAGTATGCTTTCCAGATAAGATGTTCGGAATAGCCATATACCCTAATCCAAAAGGATACTCTCCCGTGAGGATTCTGAACATCATCGCACCTAATGCCCAGACATCAGATGGTTTTGAAACTTGCCCCTGACTTTGTATAATTTCCGGGGCCATATATGGCAATGCCCCCATAGCTGTTTGAGATGAAGTAATCGATCCTTGCCCATTCTTTGCGGCCTCATCAATTTCATCACCGGCCATTTTTGAAATTCCAAAATCGGTGATTTTAACACCTGTAGCACTAACTCCTCCAATAACCATTATGTTAGAAGGTTTGAGGTCTCGATGTATTACATCCACATGATGGGAAGCCGAAAGAGCCTTCGCTAAGTTATGAAATATCTTTGCAGTCAAGTAAGGATCAACACTTGTATAGCTACTCAACAATGCTTTATCCAGATCTACTCCATCGATAAATTCCTCCGTTAAAAATTCACGTCCATCTTCGGCAAAATAATCTAATGTTTTAGCGACGTTAGGATGGTTGACCCTAGATGCTAAAATAGCACTTCTATGGAATCGTTTTTCAGCAGACTTATTTTTAGGGGTCTTAAGAGCAACTTGCCTATTTAATATCTTATCATTCGCAAGGTAAACCTTTTGCATCCCCCCCTCACCAATTTCGCTGATAATAGTATAACGATTTATATTAGTCCCAGGAACCAACTCAATCATAACACAACCTCCGGATGAGAAAGATCAAATGTGATAAATATACGTTTTGTAGTTGTTCTTCCGGCAGGGCCAAGTATTATCACGCATGAGCTAGGCAATAAATTTCGTTTTTTAGCCCTAATATTATTAACATAGACATCCCCTGATATATCTGAAATATAAAACTCGGAACCAGAGTAAGTAATTTCCACACTACCCACCCCTGGATTGTTATAAGACTCCGTCTTGTGTGTAGCTGAGAGCACTACTGGTTTTTTATTATCAGATATAAGCAATGCTCGATGAGAGTTGTGCAATAATATTTTTTTCAAAACATCGCAAACATCTTTCATAGGGGGCCTAGCTTGAGGATTTGCATCAAGACATTTGAAAAACAATTCCTTTACAATACTTGGTAATTTTATTACCGACAAATCAAATGGATTAGATGTCAGAATCTTAGGGTAACGGGTCAATTCATCTGGGACAGGGGTTTTAGCTAAGCACATTGCTGTAACAGCAAAGGCATATGTATCAATTGCTTTAGTAAAGTCTACGTTCTGCAAATACAACTCAGGAGCTGCAAAAATTGGGGTACCTTTAAACCCAATTGTTTTTGCATTATCTATTTTTCTTGACAAGCCAAAATCATATATTTTTACAAGCCCTTCTTTATCAATCTTCATATTCCCAGGCTTTATATCACGATGAATGATATCATGTTCATGTATCTCGCAAATACCTGATGCTATTTGCCACAAAATCTTAATAAGCTCCCCTACTGTAGTAATTTTATTATTAACTTCATTCAACGATGGACCATCGATAAACTCTTCAACAATTGCAAGATTGCCTTCAGCATAATTAATCACATCAAACAGTTCAACAACATGTTTTGAACGTAGTGTCATTAGAGCAGCCAACTCGTCTTTCATTCGCTCTGTATCTGATGGATCATTTATAGTCTTTATTGCAACAAATCTCTCAAGATGAGAATCGCGGCATTTGATTACACTACCAAATCCCCCTAAATCAGGATCCCCAACCACTTGATATCTTTCTGGGAGAAAATCACTCATCATCACCATCTCCTTTTATTGAATTCCTTTCAAGGAATGACATGTCAAGTTGTGAAATACAATCAAGTCTATTATTTTTATTTAACCCATTTTTTTTCTCATCTAATTCCTGAAGAGATTTATTCTTATTTTTTGTTCTTGCCTTTCTTTTTGTTGTTGCTTTGTTTATATCGCTAACGACTGAATCAGTATTTTTTTTGTTTGACACTTTTCTAACACCAGAAGTGCCTTTATTATTTTTTTCAAGCTCAACTGTATTTAAAGGCTCTAATGAAGATGACTTATTCGGCACGCTAATGACTTTTAATTCACCAAATGGATCCCAGAGATTTATTACATCTCCAGATGAAACATCTAACTCTTTTAGAGTATTAAAAAGGTCTATAACTGCTATACTTGCATTGTCGAAACCACCAAACCAACTAGCAAGATCAATAACCCGCCTAGAATAAACACCTAGATTCGCCGAGTGCACATATAACTTTCTTAAATTATCCTTACCGATAGAATGCGCACCATCAGAACTTAAAATAATTACGCCACTCTCCAAGGCTTGGATATGATGAAAGTGTATTTCCAATGTGCCATCTATGCCTATAAATTGTACTAATTCGCCACCAAAGCGTAAATCAATATCCTGTGGATCCATATTTAGATGATTATTATACTTTTTGGCTAAGGCAACTAAAGTATCGTCCTCGCTCAACTGAGTAGTTTCTTCATGCGAGACATAATAAATACGGCTATCACCTACATTTACTGCGGTAATATTATCATCATCTTCTAAAGCTATCGCTGATAATGTCGCCCCTCCATTACCCTTATATACATTCAAAACAGAATCATTCGCTTGTAGCACAGCTTTCTCAAGACAAGAACGTATTGGTAAATGAGAATTTCTTATTATTTCAGTAAAAAATGTAGATAAAGTTAAAGATGCTGCATTGGCACCCCCCTCCATCCCCCCCATACCATCGGCTAACGCAACAACAACGATATCTTTAGCTTTGCTACTTGGGCGGAATTTCAATATAGCAACCCTATCTTGGTTTTCCTTCCGTACCAACCCAATATCAGTAGCTATAGCCACTGGTAAGGTTGAGACACGACGCACTGAGGATGCTATATTTTTTCGATGTAGCCATCCGTGAATATGCTCATGAAGGATTTCGTAAGAATCACGGCTCACATTACCTCCTAGTTACTTTGATAGACCAAAGAGTTAGCTTACAAAAATAGAGCGGAAATGCCTAGTGTTTCAATCGATTTTTGTGAGAATTGGTTATTTAATAACTATATAAAAACATTGGAATTTACCACTAATTCCAGTTAGCAAAAAGCCCCCATTCCTCTTGCGAGCGCTCATTAAAACTATAATATTTTCCTTCGTAAAAGAGTGTAGCTCCGCGAGCTAGAGCAAGAAGCAGCCACCTTTCCACCGCAACCCCCTGCTGAGCGAGGTCTACGCGGATACGGGTAATTTGCATTCGTTCTGACCGGGTCAGTCTGGCCGATGGTGCAATTTCATGCGGTTTTAACGGGCTTCCATTTCTTTGCTGACGGTTTGGCGTTCTCAGGTCGTATTTTAATGCGCCCCTGAGCGCCCTCACGACCTCCGGTTCATTCCATTCAATAACACCGTCATCAACCAGATTAAGCACTGCTGCGGCGTGCTCAGAAGGAGTGGGAGCCGGTAACGAAGTATCACCGCTGGTGAGCTTTCCACAGTTATTGACAGGACTCCGAGGCGCGGCGATGCCGCTTTTTAAAGTCAAAGGCTCAACGACCGGAACTTTCGGCACAATGCGCCAGTCCGTGGTTCTGGTGATATGAATATGACGCGCGCCGAGATGCGGTGCGTAAATGCCGACCACTCTCTCGACTTCTTCCTCGTACTCGTTAACGTCATCCGACGGGCTACGGGCGACTCTGACAGTCTGACAATCGCGCGGAACATTTGCCCCACCCTGCGCGCTGATATACAACGCAAAATCACCACTGTCTGCGGCGGCGCGTGCAGCCTCGACGCGCTCGTCAAACTCATCAGCAATGCTGACGCCGCGAGGCAATTTGCGTAATTCACGGTAAGCCCCCATTGTCGGCAGACCAACCGTTTTAAATTGCGGAATGCGCCACGTTGACGCCCATGCGGTAACAGCCGCAGCTGTGTCTTTCAGCGGCCTACCGGTATCATTATCGAGCTGACCATCCAGTGCATAGCCGTCGATGTTTTTTGAGATGTATTTCGCGATATATCCCGCAGCACCGCCCCGGTTAAGGTGTTTTGCCTGAAAACGGTTTCGCGCGGCTCCTCTTTCGTCGCCATCCTCTTTGAGCGCATA